GACTAAAGCTCAGATAAGATTTTGACAGTTTTAAAATTGTCAATACCAGATAAGACGTCACCTCGTCTGTATCTTCTTACTTCGTCAGATCCTTGGGTATTTCGGATATGTTGACAATATCGCGTTAACCCTAACTGACTATAGTTTAAGCTGTACTTGTCGATAGTACCGACAAATTTTACTAATTCCTCAAACAGTGGGTGGTAACTACAATTTTCAAGAATGGAAATTGTTCGTATAGAATTAAAATCAGCACCTCTAATTCCATACACACTGTAATCAGTATATCTCTCAGGATAAATTATTCTATTTAGAGCTCGATAAGTAGAATAAATTCCCGCAAACAGACCTTCATCATTAACATAATCAGGAGAATGATAATTCTGTAAATATAATACAGAACGGTCAGACACTAAGCTTTTAGACTTGTTCACGCTAAGACCAAATTGTTCAAAATGTGAAATTAACAATTCAGGATCTTCTACTGCATATGCGCCGTCGTCTCCCTGTACATTCATACAGTTATCTTCAAGCCCAAAAGATTTAGCACAAATGTATTGTACTAAACTGTCACATTCGTTTGTAAATGTACTTCCAGATGGTACTCCATGGCTTCCGCTAAGTATACCAGCAGGTGTAATAAGTCCAATAGTATTAAACCTGTAAAACATATCATCTAACTCATCACTAAAACTAGATTGAAAGTGAGATTTTATGTAATCAAATGCCATCTTCTGAAGCTCGAATTTTACGCTTGCATCATAAGACGAGAAATCTATTGATACAAGTTTTAAGTTCCGATCAACTGCGAATCTGATTAATTCGGTCATTGATTTGTCCACTGCTGCAGGTCCCAACAGTGATGATCTCCAAGTAAGCTTACGTTGTAAATCTAGAATAGGTCGATAAAACCTCATTTCATTCAGGGTCTCAGCAATAGGATAACCCCAAACAGTCCTAGTTTTACCTTGCTCTTGCGTTCTAGTAAACAAGACACATGGATCATTTCTTTCCAGCAGATCAGTTAAATTGTTAATCACATTTTGTTTAACTAGACCTTTCCGATTATAAAACGGTAAACCGGAATTTGTGTCGCTTTTCAAATAAGCCGCAGCGTTCTCAACGCTTAATGGGCGAAGTCTCCGAGGATAAGAGACGGAATAATCTGGAACTTGAAACTTCACTTGAGGAGCGAAGTATGATCTAACCCCTTCCTCTCGTTCTACCCATGGAGCTGCTA